AGGTTCTACGCGATAGGCGCAAGGGTCAATTTCACGCTCATATTGCCCCCTATTTACGAAACATGGGCAAAATAGCTCGATTCTGTTGATCCGCGAGACTTCGCGGCTATGGCATGAAACCCCTATGAAATAACCACTTTATGAATTATGAAATACGGAGTATTTCAATTACCTATTTCCCCGTATTGATTAACGCAACATAAGGATAAGCGCGGCGCGGGCGCTGGCGCGGTATCGCATGGCGGTAGATGTCGCGGTATCTCTACCTATTATTTATTTATTTATTCCCCCCATATTCTATTTATAAATACATGAGGGAGATAGTTGCTCCCTCACAATATGTCCACACATGCGAAAAACCTCGCGCACACCTGCCGCGTGAGTCTTTTGACCCGAGATTTATTAAATCGAGGGGCATACATGTATATATACTCCCATAATTATTTTCTGTTATATTTAATTACCCCCCTCAGAGTACTAAAAGTACTCCTCGGACAGTGTGACCTACGTCACACGCTACGCTCAAGATATAAGGGTTCGGGGAAATACTTCCCCAACCCACTCGGAAAAGACCCGTTTGAACGGGTCTTCTATAGTATATATATATTATTACGGAGTCGCTCCGTTTAAGACTCCGCTCCTCCTATATATATAATATAATTTGAGTTTTTTTATCAAAATGCCCCCCTTATGCCGTTTATAAGGTACGTTAAATCGGCGTTACTAGATGGGACATAACATGGGTAGAAAAGCAGGAAAACAGACATACGGCAAGGAAGAAGCCCAGGCTAAAGTCCTGGCCCTTCTAGAGCAGGGTGCTACAATTACAGCCGCTATGGCTGCCGTAGACCGCCAGGATACCGCCTTCCGCCAGTGGTCAATGCAAGACCCAGACTTTAAGGAAGCATCAGATAAGGCCCGCCTTGCGGGTAAAGGCATTAAGGCTGATTTAGCCGATATGAAGAATATGCCCTTTCCAGAGTTCTCAGAAACCTTCCTAGGTTCTAAACTCTTTGACCATCAACTGGACTGGATTGACCTAATGGAGGGCAACACCCCCAGATGGCTACCGGCCGGTATGACCTACGAACTAGGTGACCCTAGCCGTGTCTTGATTAACGTGCCACCCGAGCACGCCAAGTCGACAACGATTACGACTAACTACGTAACGTACAAAATTGTGACCAACCCTAACACTCGAGTGATTATCGTTTCTAAGACACAGGGTATGGCACGCAAGTTTCTAGGGGCCATTAAGACTAGGCTCTCACACCCAGGATATATGAAACTCCAGACGACCTTCGGTCCTAATGGAGGCTACAAGGCAGATGCTACACAGTGGTCTGCCGATATGATTTATCTAGGCACAGGCCGCGACTCTGGCGAAAAAGACCCTACGGTACAAGCACTGGGCTTTGGGTCCCAGATATACGGAGCAAGAGCAGACCTGATTATCTTAGATGACGTCGTGATGGGTTCTAACGCCCATGAGTGGGAAAAGCAAATTGAGTGGCTTCAGAAGGAAGTTATCACCCGTCTAGGACGGCATGGTAAACTTGTTATTGTAGGCACCCGAGTATCATCTGTAGACCTCTACAAGATGATTAGGGATGGCGGACAATGGACCGGCGGCAAGAGCCCCTTTACCTACTGTGCTATGCCAGCAGTTCTGCAGTTTGACGATAAGCCTGAGAACTGGAAAACGCTTTGGCCCGAAACGGACCAGCAAGAAAATGACCTAGACGAGGTTTTGGAAAATGGACTATATCCCAAGTGGGACGGACCTTCTCTCTTTAAGCGCCGCTCTGAGGTCGCCCCGTCTGTATGGGCAATGGTTTACCAGCAGGAAGACGTACAAGAAGACTCAATCTTCTCGCCTACCTGTATTGCAGGTTCAGTCAACGGAATGCGAAAGCGCGGACCGCTAAAGGCTGGAACCCCCGGACACCCCGCTCGCGTTGAAGGCTATACCATTATCGGTCTTGACCCTGCTATGGCAGGTGCTACAGGAGCCGTAGTTGCTACCTACAATCGAGCAGATGGGCGCATCTACATTCTAGACTGCGTTAACATGACCGACCCAAGTCCCGCAAAGATTCAATCTTTGATAGAGGAATGGGTTGAGAAGTATCGCCCTCAAGAACTACGTATTGAAATTAACGCCCACCAGAAGGCGTATGCCTTAGATGATGACTTACGAGCATACTTAGCATCCTACGGATGCCAACTCAACTCACACTTTACCGGCAAGAATAAATGGGACACGTCTTTTGGTGTAGCGTCAATGTCGATGTTGTTTGGTAATACCAGAGATGGTCGCTTCCAGGATAACAACATTATTGAACTACCGAGCAACGAAGGCTCTGAGGGTCTTAAGACTCTGGTACAGGAACTTATTACCTGGAAGCCAGATACTAGGAACCCAACGGACTGCGTGATGGCTCTATGGTTTGCTATTATCCGCATACGTGAGATGATGCAGCAAAGCAGCAATGCGTCTAAGTGGATGCAGAACAGATGGACAACTCAGGCTCAAGCCTCAAGGCGACAAGCGGTTAATTTAGACGAAGCATTTGCTGACCAATGGTCGCAAACATATGGATAGGATATAATATGGTAGCACCATTGATAGGCATAGCCGCCGCTGCGGCAGCAAAACTAGCCGCAAAGAAACTTGCGCAAGCAGGAGCCAAGAAGGCAGCCAAAAGCGCAACAGGTCGCGCTCGTTCTAATTCGGCAGCAGCAGCAAAAGCGGTTGCTCCAAAAAAATTATCTCCATCTGCTGAAAAATCTATTGCAGAAGCACGTAAGGCGCTTGGGTCAACCAAGCCAGACCCTAAAGCCCTAGCACGTAAAATCACTCAAGATAAAGCACGTGAGATGGAACGCATTAGAAAGCAAGGACGTAATACACGATGACGTTAAGTATGGAACAAGTAGCAGCACGCGTTGAAGCGCTGCGCTACCGTAACCACGAACGAGATGCTCGTAACCTTGACGTGCTTGCAGTACGCAAGGGAAAGATTGCTCAGGTATATCCTAACTTCTTCCCAGAAGGCGTAGATGCCAACGTAGTTGCTAACTTTATTGATGTGGTAGCACGTGACCTTTCAGAGGTTATGGCACCACTTCCAGCAATCAACTGCTCTGCTGCTAACTCTGTTAGCGACAAGGCACGTAATTTTGCTGACAAACGTACCCGTATCGCTGCCAATTATTTTTCTCACTCTGACCTATCGGTACAGATGTACTCTGGTGCGGACTGGTACTTAACCTATGGTTTCGTTCCGTTCATGGTTGAACTGGACGAAGAAAGCAAGTTGCCGCGTATTCGCGTAGAAAATCCAATTGGGGCTTACCCAGAATTTGACCGCTACGGACGCTGTGTGGCATTTGCCAAGAGATACACCATGACACTTGGCGAACTGGTATCTCAGTTCCCAGAGTATGATACACAACTTCTTGGGCCGGATGGGTATAAGCAAGACCTCAATGCACAAATTGAGATGATTCGTTATTACGACAAAGACCAATCTATAATTTATGTACCACGTAGAAGTGATTTAGTTTTATCTCGCGCATTGAATCCAATGGGCAAGATGATGGTTGTCGTGGCGCGTAAGCCGTCTATTGACGGTGAGATGCGTGGACAATTCGACGACGTATTAGGTATTCAACTTCTCCGCAACCGTTTCGCCTTACTGGCAATGGAAGCAGCAGAGAAGAGTGTTCAGGCACCAATCGTATTACCCCAAGACGTACAAGAACTCCAGTTGGGTGGCGATGCAGTAATTCGCACCGCCAACCCAGCGGGCGTTCGTCGTGTCGAATTAAACATTCCACAAGGCGCGTTCACAGAAGGACAAATCCTTAACCAAGAACTTCGTGCAGGCACTCGTTATCCTGAAGGACGTACAGGAAACATTGATGCTAGCATCGTTACCGGTCAAGGCGTACAGGCACTTATGGGTGCCTTTGATACACAGGTTAAATCAGCACAGGCAATCTTTGCTTCCGCTCTACGCGATGTTGTTTCTCTCTGCTTTGAAGTAGACGAGAAAATCTTTTCAGAAGAAAAGACAATTCGTGGCGTAGACTCTGGAAGCCCGTACGAGATTACGTACAAGCCATCTAAGGACATCAAAGGTGATTACTCAGCAGATGTTCGCTATGGCATGCTTGCCGGTCTTAACCCTGCACAGGGACTTATCTTTATGCTTCAAGCACTTGGCGGAGGACTTATCTCCAAGGATATGGCAATGCGTGAACTTCCGTTCACAGTTAATGTCACGCAAGAACTTGAAAAGATTGAAATCGAAAATATGCGGGAATCACTTCTTAGTGGCATTACTGCGATGGCTCAGGCTATTCCAGCAATGGCTACACAAGGTGGAGACCCAGCATCTATCGTAACTAAAATTGCAGGAGTAATTTCTGCACGTCAAAAGGGTCAATCCCTTGAAGAGGCTATCTCAGACGTGTTTGCTCCACAGCAACCAGTTCCTCCTGCTGGGGCTGCAATTTCTCCTGTTGAGCAGCCGTCCCCTGTTCCAGGCGCGGCTCCAGTAGGAGGCTCTCCAACAGATATGGGTATGGCCCCACCAGCAGCACCACCAGATATTCAAACAATTTTATCTACCCTTAGTGGTAGTGGCAAAGCATCGGGACGAGTAACAACTAGGGGATAGCAATGACAACGCTAGTAGCGATACAAGGTGACGGTTGGTCGGTATTAGGATGTGATTCAAGACTCAGTGATGAGCATGGTCGCTTTCAGATTGCTAAAACACCTAAGATTGTAGAGAACAACACAGTACTTATTGCTGGTTGCGGTTCATCCCGTGCTAGTAACATACTGCACTATGGCTACGTACAACCTAAGCCAACGGTTAGAGAAGAATTAAATACTTACATGACTACAAAGTTTATACCGCAAATGCGGAAACACTTTGTAGATGCCGGTATTGACATGAAAGAGGACGGCGATGTTGCGCAAATTGATGGTGGATTCATCATCTCAGTCAAAGGGCAAGTCTTTTCGGTTTCTGAAGATTACTCTTGGGATACCGATATTCGTAATGTATATGTTATGGGTAGTGGCGGAGATGTTGCCCTCGGTGCATTGGCAGCGTTGGGTGTGGAAAAAGTAAAAACTATCAATCAAGCAGAGACAATGATTCGTAAAGCAATTGCTATCGCAATTCAATACGACAATATGTGCTCTGAGCCAATTCATATATTTAGACAATACGCATAGGAGTAAACATGGGTGGACAAGGAAGCGGTGGCGCTAATGGCGGACCACAGTACAATCCAGCAAATGTTTCCGGTACTGGCGGAGCAGGGCAGAGTGGTAACTATACTGGCTTTGCATACGGACAAAATCAAGAATTAAATCAATCGCGTATTCAAGGCAATGACGCAATGGCAACAACAAAGGCGGCAGGCGTGACAACTTCACAAGGTCCTTACGAAGGCATTAACATGCCTCAACTAGGAACATTCTTTGACCCAACCAATAACCCATCTGAGCCAATTACAGCAGGTGTAGACTTTGGTCCCGGCCCTGGCTCTGAAGCACTTCCATCGGGTTTTGGTGGCAACACTCTTCCAGATGAGAACGCAGAGATTATTAAAAACTATCTTCCTGATTTAGCATTTGCTGCTCAATCAAAGGACGCTCCAGATTCATTTAAGCGTTTTGTAAACTATCTTATTCAGACCAGCCAAGGATTAGATTCCAATGGCTGATGTAGCATGGATGCCTGGCAGCCTTTTTGACAACATTGACAAGTTTGCAAACTCACTTGGATATCAAAATGCAGGCATTATTATGGAACTTTCAATGATGTCTTGGCCCTCCCCGGAGGATAGAGATGCTTTTATTACAGGCATTACTGGTGAAGACCCACAAGGCGGAACCGAAAAAAATTATATTAAACGAAAATACTAGGGGGTAAGAATGGCTTCATGGGATTCATTCAAATCCACCCTTGGTGCAGTTGGCAAGAAACTTACAGGTGGCGGTTCTTACCTTAATGAGGATGAACAAAGAAAAGAAGAAGCGTTTACTGCAAATGTAAGAAGTTTTCTTGACGAAACAAATAAAAAATTAGAGTCTCTTCCTGGAGGAAGTGCGGCTAAAGCCGCAACTAAATTTTCAGCAGACCTTCTTCTTAAAGGTGCTGTTCAATTTAATGATAAAATCTACTCCCCGCTTATTTCTCGCCCAATATCAACATTAGGATTAATAACTGATATAACATCTCCTCTTTACAAAAAGGGTGAGTTTGAAGAAGGTTTCCAGTTTTCTGATATTCGAGCAGCGTATAATCGCAGTGAGAAAGTATCTGCTATGCAGGCTCTCACAAAATCAAATTTAATTCCATTTATCAACCCTGTATCTGCAGCAGTTCTTTCTGCTGGTAAGATTGACATTGATACTGTAGATTTATGGAACGACGAAAGCATTAAGAAGAACTTTGTTGACAATGCAGTTGGTCGCTGGTATACTGGTATTGGTGATTTTCTTGTAGGTAACAAGGGTATCGGCCTTGCAGGTAAGGCTGTTGGCGCTGGCGTTAAGTCGGTTGCAAAGCCCGCTGGCCTGTACACTAAAGGCAAGAGCGTTGATGCCCTAGCAGCGGATATGGAAAATGGCATTCTATATGCTAACACCAATGGCGCCCAAGGAGCACAGACTGTTTCAGGAAGCCACGCACTCTTGCTTGCTGGTAGCAGGGACTGGGGAGTTATT